GCTCTGTGCCGTTTTCGATTTTTCCCAGAGCGTCGATGACGTCAAAAAACACATCCTCGGAATTTCTGAGAGTTCCGTCAACATTCGTTATGCTGAGGCCAAGCGCATCAAAAGTATCCTTCGCCGCGCCCGTGCCGTCCCTGGCGCCGTTCATGCTGCGGATCATCTTGACCATGGAGCCGTTGACCGTGTCCATACTGACATCTATCAGCTCCGCCGCGTAGCTCCACTCCTGAAGCGCTACCGTGCTGAGCCCTGTGTTGTTTGAGAGCGTCAGGATATTGTCTGCATATGTGGCGGATTCAAGCGTCAGATCGCGCAGCGCGTCCTCCGCCTTGGTTACGGCTGCCGCCAGCGCAGCAAAACCGCCCGCGGCGACAGCAGCCGCCGGATTAACCTTGCCCAGGCCGTTCAGCGTCTGCGTCATGCCGTTTGGCAGCCGCACGCCCAGCTTGTCGGAGACCTTGTCCAACACGTCACCCAAGCCCATAGCCTCACCGGAGAATAATCTGAACTTCTCCGTGCCATTCTCCGTAGACTTCGCCGCTTCTTCCATGGCAGCGTTGGTATCCGCGAGCTGATGCGCCAGCTTAAAAAGCTCCGCTTTCGCATAGTTGACCTTTTTCTGGTACTCGTCCACATCGTAGGCGGCCTTTTGGCTTTTCCCGCCGGATTTTTCCAGTGCCTCATTTGCATCGGTCAGCGCCTTTTCCAGCTCTTCAACCTTTTTCTTCTGCAGCTCATGCTGTTTGCCCAGGATGTCGTGTTTTTTTGTCAGCGCTTCTATGCTGTCGGCGTTCCCCTCAAATTCTGCCGCAACAAGCCTCATTTCGCTTTTGAGAACGCTCATCCCGCTGTTTATTTCAGAGAGCGCCTGCTTGTAGGCCTCCTCGCCAGTAATAGAGAACTCCGTCTCTATTTTCCGCTTTGCCATTTCAGCCTCCCATTAGATACTGCGACAGGGATTTTCTGTTGTTCTCTGTTGCCGCCGGCCGGCGGGGCCCTGTCAGGGCCCCGTAAAGCCGTCCGAAGCGTGCCGGGTTCATGCTCTTCCAGAAAACCCGCTCCTCGCCGCGGAATACGCACAGCCAGGTGGCCAGATACCAGGCCAGGTTGACGCTGCCGCCCGTCCCTGCCTGGTCTGTCAGTTTTTTTCCGGTTCTTCGCCCTCGGCCTCCGCGCCCGCCGCCGTCGGCCTTTCTGCGGTGACCGCGCTGAATACAAGCGCCATAATGTCCGCCGCCTGGCTGCGCAGCTCCTGGGGATTTGTGGAGAGCAGCCGACCGGCTTGGCGCGGGGTGTAGCGTTCCTCCCAGCCCATGCTGTCCGCGTAGTCGTTCATCATGCACGCCAGGAAAGTCCGCACCGTGTTCATGCTGTTCTCGCTCCGGAGCAGGGCGCCCAGTCCGCCGTAAAGATCCTCGGCGTCCGCAATTACGTTGAAATTACAGCAAAGCTCGAACGTTTTGCCGTCCAGCTCCATAGTCTTGGTCTTAAGCCGGATATCCATTTATGCCTCCGTGTTTGCCGGCTCAGTAGCTTCCCGCGCCTCGGCCTCGGTCTCACCCAGCACAAGCTTTGTCCAGGCAATGGCGGTGTCTTCATCGTCGCACACAGCTACCTCTAGA